ACTACATATCGATTACCTTCCTTTACAAAGACACCATATTTTTCTGCAATTTCAAGAAGACCATAATACTTGTCAAGACCACGTTCATCAAAAAACAACCGTGTAGGTGCAACAACTGCCTCTTTCGTAAACCGAGACTTGTTCATCTTTGCTTTAATAATACCACCAACTACTTCAGTTCCATCTTTCTCTTTTGATTTGGAAAGATGAATGATTGTAGATGCAGCATACTTAAGACCAGAACCGCCACCCATATCTGTTTGATCCCCATAAGGATTCATGGTTTTATAAGTGTGGTTGGTGACAATCATAGGCACCTTGAGTTTGCCAAGTTTATTAGTGATAAGTCTAAAGATAGATTTGATGATCTGCGATTTAGTCATATCACGAACTTGCTTGTCATCAAGAGCATCAGTTAATTCTTTTGCAGATGGAAGCATACCAAGAGAATCAAGAACAATCAAAAGAGGTTTACGTTCTTTCTCTTTCATCTTGAGCATATTATCCAAGATACGAATAATCTGAGTACGAAAATCTTCAAGAGTGTCTACTGGAAAGAGATAAACTTTATCCGAATCTAAACCTCTATCTACAAATACATCCTTAGAAGTTGCAGACTCAGTATCAAAATAAAATATTGCACCATCTTTATTAGATGCAAGAAAGTTCTTTGCCATCTCAATGGCATAATATGTTTTACCAGTAGACTGCTCACCAGCAAGACCAGTAATTCTATTTTCCGGAATGCCCCCATAAATGCTACCACTTACAGCAGCATTAAGAATATAAGATCCAGTGTCAATAAATCCTTGACCAGATTCAAGTTTTGAGACTACTTTCATGTAGTCATTCTTTGCTTCTTTTGCTAATGCTTCAAACATGTTATGCGAATAAAAAGTCTAATGTTGCAGTTTGTTCCGTTTTCCAACCAATAACATCAAGGATGCTTTTAAGTGGATCAAGAAAAGATTTTTCAAATTGTAATTTATAATCTATATGATTATGAATGTTAACTTCTTCTGGGAAATCAGAAATGAATGCAAACACATTATGCCCAAGTTTATTAGGTGTCTTCAAGTAGAGATACTTAATCTTATCTCCCTCTTGAATGTAAGGATACTTGTGGAATAGTTTGTTCTTCTTTACTGAAAAATTATACAGAAGTGACGCTCTTACATGAATAGGGCAACTCTTCTTGCAAAGAGTAACAGAGTCTTTCCACTTTGTCAACCCTCTAACGCTCCTAGGAAAGGCAATTTCATCTACAGGTAATTCATAAAATTCTTTACGAAAAGAATCAATAAAATCTATAAGTTCTTCTTCAGTGCCATCCATAATAACATTGTATGCTTCTTTTAATTTAATCCTAGAGGCATTAGGAGTTGAGGATTTTACCTATTCAAGTCCCATAACTTTTAGTTTAGGACTACTGAGAATGGTAGATTCATTTGCACGAACATTGAGAATGTATCTTTTCTTTGCAGTCCAGATACCTTTATCTGCAATGTTCTCTCGCTTCATAATCATCTTCTGCTCATACGCCGATAGATACGAAGCAAGTTCCTCGTAAGATTTATTGATAAATGGTTCCAATTTTTCTTGAGCAACCTTATCAAGTATTTTAGTAATTGCTGCTTTATCGCTAGACTTAGGACCAAGAAATTTATAAACAAGAGGTCCAAGATTAAGATAGATTGAGTCGGTATCGACAGCGATGACATAATCAACGTCCTCAGTTTGCAATAGATTATTTAGATAACCATTTACCTTCTTCTCAATCCAACGAATAGATACCTGTCCAGAAGTAGTAATTGCTTCAGCATTTACAAGTTTATAGTAACGAAAGTATTGATTTCCAATAGCACCATAAGCAGAATTAAGTTGAATTTTTCTTGCCATTTGGAAGTTATTCCATTTGGTAATTTCCTTTTCTAGTTCTGGAGTTGGATTCTTATCATACTCTGCTTCTGCAACAAGCATCCTCTTCTTATACATCTTACGTTCTTTGTAAATTTTATCCATTAGTTCTGGAAGAAATCCACGAAAGTCCTTTCTATACTGTGCTCCATTTGGACATACACAGTTATCGCCATCAACAGTGATGTCTTCATTAAGAATACGTTCTACTGTTGCTCTTGGATGCCTTGACGGAAGTAACGTTTCTGGCGAAATGTTGTATTGCATAATGAGGTGAGGGTATAGGGAGTTGAGATCAAAATTAACAACCCATTCATAAAGACCCGGAGTGGGATCTTTAACAAAGGCACCTTCATATTTTTTATCTTTATCTGCTCTTTCATTTGGAGGAATGGCAATGTTTCTTTTAGTAAGTTCATTATAAATGATCTGATCCCACATACGGACTTGATAGTAAACATCTGTATAGTTTACTTTTGCGTCATATGCAAGAGTCAAAGCAAGATCAATTAGTTTCATCTTGTCTTCCAAACGGTCAACAAGTTCTACGTCATGAATGTTATACGTAACAAATTTTTGCCAATCTTGGGTATAAAAATCTCGGAAAGTTGCAAACTCAGAGTGATCAAGTTTCTTCTGACCCAGTTCAACCTCAGCAATATAATCTAGTCGATATGTTGGTTGAGTTTTATATGTAAACTTTTTATACAGATCTAGATAATCTAAAACACTAACTCCAATTATATCGTACTTGATATAATTGCGACCCATCATTTCTACTTCTTTTTCATAAGCACGATTCCATGGAGATAAAGATTTAGAATGCTTTTCGGAAAGCACTCGTTCAACTCTCCTATAAATGTATGGAACGTCAAACAAATCTACGTTCCATCCGGTAAGGATATCTGGAGTATTCTCTACCCACCAAGAAATAAAATCCTGAAGCATTTCAGTCTCTTCCCAAAAGACTCTATACTCCAGGTCATCTCTATTATGCTCATACTCACGAGTTCCCCATACAATAAACTTTTTAGTGGAAAAATCTTTAACAGAAATACACAGAATTTCTTCTGAAGTATCCTCTACTGAAGGGAATCCATTTTCTGCTGTAGTCTCAATATCAAGTGTATAGATCTTAAGAATAGACCTATCATACTCAATATCATCTTTAAAGTTTTGATTCAGATACTGATATAAAAATTTTTCATTACCGTAAATTTTAAAATTTTCTACATCTTGATGTCGATCAATAAACTCCCTAGCATCTTTGATCCCACCAAATTCAAATTTTTGAACATTCTTGCCGTCCAAAGTTTTATATTCACTATCCTTTGGAGTAACTGCATATAAAGTAGGACAGAAATGTTCTTTATATTGAACACGCTGTCCATCTTCATATCCAATATAATATATTTTATCCCCACTCAAATAAACATTACTGTAAAACTTCTGTTGAGGGTGGGATGACGGCATCTTCGTTGAGGAGTTCGGTAGAGTCTTCATTATCAAATTTAGGGAGTTCAATGTCAGGTTGATTAGGATAAATCTTAGTATACTTTAACCTAACGTTTTCATCGGGTTCAACAATAGTAGTTATTGCAGTAGAATAAAGGAGCAGGAAGTCCTGCTCACTATACTCTGGAAACCTTTTAAGAGCAATACCTTTTCCAGATTTTACAATTTTTAACGGATTCGCTAAAAATGCCTTTGGTTCAACTGGAAGTTCATAAATCCAAGTGACGATATAAGTACCATCATTCAGGAGAATTAGTTTCAGATTCATTTACAAGTTCAGTAACGGGTTCAGCAGAAGTTTCATCATTAGATTCCGGAGGATGCTTCTGTGTATAATCATTGTAAATATTATCATGAGGATCATACAATGTGATAACCCAGTCTGCAGGAATGTAAAAATCTCTTTGTTTCGACAATGGTGCCCAATGCGTGTAAGAAACAGAAATCTTTACCCTAGGTTGATCTTCTACTGAAGTGTCCTCAGGAGTAAGTTCATCATCTTCAATAGGAACTGTAGTCAACTCCATAGCATAAGGATTTCTCAAATAATATGCAATGATACTATTCCCTTCCTTATCCCTAACTTCTTGAGCATCTGAAATAACGTCCTCACCGGACTTCAATAGCATAACTTTAACAGTCATAGTGATAAATTGGTGTCTTCTAAATGTTTAATGTGGTTTGAAAGTTTATCAAGGTATCCACGATTGCGTAACTCTTTGAACACTAGGTTCTCAAGTGCAAACTCTCCACCTTGTTGAATTGCAGATGCTCTCATGTTACGAATTTTCTTTTGAAGTTTACGTAAAACATCAGGATCGTCTGCTTCGTTTTCTATGAGATCATCGATCTTTTCTACCATAGCACGAACTTTTTGAAAAAGCAAGGGGTCTGACAGATTAACCTCTGTTCGTCTTGGTTGCATAATCCATTCATCGTTGGCAACGGAGAACACCCCCTGGTTTGCAGGGAGTGGATCATTCTCATCCTGTGCATACAATTCCACAGGGTGAGAATAAATTTTAATATCATGGACAAGTGCCCATAATTTTTTCTTATCTCTTAAATAATCATCTAAAATTTCAGGACAATCTGCAATTTGAGTTTTATCTACTACTAAATGCAAATCTAAATCAGAGAATCTTGTATAGTTATAATTTGCATTACCACCTACTAAGATAATATCTTTAATTGCTTCATTTGGAATTTTAGCAAAGTCTGCCCACTTGTATCCAATTTGAAGTAATTTTTCTCTGACTTCAGGTCTAAGATATTCCTCATCCCAAAATTTTATATTCAATTTGTTATGATATCTCAGAGTCAATCTGAGTGACTGGAAAGATTTCACTTGAGTAAACGCACTTTAATTTATTTATCTTTCCAGTCAATATATCAGTTAATATCGTAAACCTTTAACTTTTGATGTTCTGGAACAATTTTATGTATATCAATCAGTAGCATACCATCTTTGAATTCAACATTACCAAGTTCCATATCATCCGACATATTGAAACCTCTAGCAAAAGTTCTGGATGATACTCCACGATGTACATAATTTATATCAGATGTGTCTTTAGATTCTTTAGATTTAATGAAAAGAACATTAGTTTGTGTTGATACCTCAATATCTTCTTTTGACCATCCCGCTAATGCAATTTCAATTCTATAATTTTCTTCATCAGTTTTTACAATATTATATGGAGGATAAGAATTTTGAGGGGTTCCTACTCCATACGAATGCAATCTATAAAATAGATCATCATATCCAACACTATATCTCTCTACAGCATCTACTACAGCATTGAGATCCTTGGTCGTAAAGTGTCTAAGACCTGACATTTATTATTCTCCTTATTAAGCGAGTTTTGTTTTGTAGTCCCCGAAGGCAACCGTTTGTATTTATTTCAAAACACAAAAAAAGAGGTATGGAGTAAACCGTACCTCTTTATAGGGTGTTCCGACTTTCGTAGAGACCGCACGAAAGGTCTCACATCTATTTATGTCTATATAAACTAGAGTGCAATAAAACAAATTTCTAAAATGAAAAAAGCATTATTAGCATTTAGTATGTTGTTGATGAGTGGGGCAGCAGCAAATGCTGGTGGTCTCACTAGTAGATTATCATCTAGTGTCCAGTTAACTGTTGATGGACCAGTAGTTTCATCCACTAGATTAGGTTCTTCATATTCTGTATCTGGAAGTAACATTTCAGTAACAGCACTTGGAGGTCTTACAGGTTCTTCGGCAACTGCCCCTGCAACTATTAGTGCAGGAACTTATGGTATTGCTACAGATGGAGATGCATTTTCTTTTACAGAATCTCAATTCGTAGGAGATACCGTCGTAACTGCTGATAGTTTGGGTACAAATGGTAGATTTGATGCTCCAACTTTATATTCAGACAATACAATTCAAGCAGGAGGAACTGCAGGTTCTCTTGCAGGTACTATTGACACCACTGGATCAATTACTTTGACCGCAGGTGGACCTGGTACTACGGCGATAGGACAATTTGTATCGGAAATTACAGTATTTGACTGATGACTAGATTACAAGAAGCAATCGGTTTTGGATTGATTCTTGGTGTACTTCATGGTTTGGTACAACCAGTATATTCTGTTCCAGTTGTACCAAACTTTACACAAGGCTCGATGACTAGCCGAACAGAAACAAAAACAAATATTACTGAAACCATCAATTCGATGGACTATAATACTGGATATCAATATTCAGTGACTGGTGTAAATGTAAACACCAGTGGTGGGACTATTAATGTTCAACCAACAACAACTACAAATAGTATAGACGGAGTGACTTCGACATGGACAGGATTACAAGTAGGTTCTCAAAATTGGAGACTTGTAGATCCAGGAGCAGCGTTTCAATTTACAGAAACTTATTCTGGACCAGGACTAAGCAACCAAACAATAATTCAAAGAGAGACAATCATAGAATCGGCAACAGATACTACAAGTATATTCTCTCAATAATTGGTTATGGAATATTATCTGCGTCTCCGGCATTTAGTAACACTGTGGGTGGTGTTAGCGCCACAGCTAATCCTGTTGCTAATTCTTCAGGTAGTGTTACAAATCAGGCGATCCAGGTTTTACAAGGCCCCTATATCACGAATACATATGGCGGAGGTATACAATGTCAGGGTCCCACTTTAAACTTTACACCATATGTAACTGGTAGTGTATCTGCTGCTAAACCTTATGAACCATTCTTTAATGATCCGGTATATGATGTAACGGATAACTTTGGTGCTTTTGATGATGATGGGAATCCAATTGGGGATGGAATTTTAGATAATCCGGGGGACGTAGTTTTCTTCAAAAAAACAAGAACAGGACAAAAAGATAACTATAATCTCTCAGTAGGTTTCTCTGCTACTTGGTCTCGCCCTTTAGATGAAAAATTACAAGATCAATGTAAAGAAGCAGCATCGACACAGATTGCTTTACAACAACAATTAACTGCCAACAAGCGGTTAGATTTTGAACTAGCCCGTCTCAAGAATTGTGGAAATTTGTTAAAGGAGGGAATTATGTTTACTCCTGGTACAGAGATGGCAAAAATTTGTGCTGATGTAACAGTCATGAATAAGAATGCTATCTATCCACATAGGCATTCTATCCCATCAACTACTTCCGTAAATCCCGCTGTAACTGGCGTCTCTCAGCAACAGACAAGACCTCAACCTTGACTCCAATCTTATCTTTTACTTTCTGAACTACCTTTTTAACTAAAGGTTTAATTAATCTCAATAGCAACTCTGCTAATGGTTTACCAAATACTGCTGCTGATGCCGCTGCGACAGCAATAGTAACTGTTGTTGTTACTTCCTCTGCTGTTGGTAGATACTGCTCTACAAATGTCGGTTCTTCTACTACTTCAATAGTTTCTTCTTTTTCCTCTTCTTCTACTGTGTTGATAGGAACATCAAGTACTTTTGGTTTAAGTATTTCAGTTGTATTAGGAATCTTTGGAGTTTTACCTTTAAATTTAGGAACTTCTTCAGGAGGACCTGTAAAAATTAATTGATTTGGTTCATAGTTTATTGGATTAAATGATGGAACTTGACCATCACAAAGCACAACATTTCCATTAGGATCATCTTTAACTAATCCTGGACCATTAGGATTTGCCTCCACGCAACCAGGAACATCAACTATAGGAGAACCTATAGTAACGGTTACCGGTGGAGTTTTTGGTAATATTGGTTCTGGTAGTCCTGTAAAAATACTTCTAACCGGCGGAACACCAATCTCTCTAATAGGTGCAACTTCTACATTACGAATTTCAGGCATCAATCTTTAAAAATATTGGAAATAGCAGTAAATAAATGGAAGAAAATTACATATAGAAAAAATTTATCTTGAGTATCATTACTTCTTTTTCTTCGCACTGATTTAGTCATATCAAACCTAAAAAATATCAATACTATTTAACAATTCTCATGGAATTATCAGAATTGTTTTAGAATGGTAACACACCACCCGTTGCTTTAGGTACTTCTACTGGTGCTGGAATCTCTGGTAAAGCAGAATCAATCATACCAGGAAGTGCTTGAGTGACAGCATCCGTTACTGCCTTGGTTGCCTTTGCTCTGACATCTTCGATGAGAGCATCCTTATTGACATAAAGATATGCCCCACCACCTAAGACTGATAATGAAACCAGTCCGGACAGTAAGGCAATAGTATTAACTAATTTTTGCATCGTCCTCATCCTCCTTTTTCTTTTTCTTATCTCCATTATTTTTAGCGGCACTGACCCCAAAGGTCGTAAGGGTCCCAGTAAAAACGCTGGCTATAAAAGTTGGATCAATTTTATTTTGTTCCCAACCTGGAATAGTGACGTAATTAAGAGTTAGTATTCCACCTGCCCATATTAAGATAATGACTCTTACCAGTGTTGAAACACCTTCATCCCACCACTGGAAACCGTCTTGGTCTTTTTTGAGCATTGCTTGAAAGAACTTCGACATATTATTTATGTCGTTTGAACCTTCTTCTTACCAATATTATATTTAGACTCTAATTCCCACTCACCTTTTTCTTTATAAGCAAGAACTTTGATTTGATTGAGTGGTGCAATATCTGTGATAGCATCAATATTTACAATCTCAATCAATCCCCAGTCAGCAAGAAGTTGAGTAATTCTATTTCTACGCTGAACATCATTCAAAGTTAAGTTTGCAGTTTTACCATCAAGGGCAAACAATTCTTTGAAGTGAACGATATAATACTTTCCCTGCTTATGCAGGATATGACAGGACTGATAGAGTTTCTTTTCTTTACGTGATGCAACTCCAATCCTTGAAAGAGTTTCTCTTACCTTAAGAAAGTCATCTGGTTGAGAAAGTTTTACCTCAACCATACTTTCACGAGTCCATTTTACCTCAGCAACTTGAGACATTATGTCTTTCCTCCACGATTTAATTTCGATTTAATAAATTCAATTTGTTCTTTATTTAGTATCTTTAGAACTTCTTGTGCTTTTGGAGTACTATAATTATAATATTCCTTGATAGACTCAAGATCATCTAATTTTACTTTCTTTTCCCAGGGCGAGAAACGTTTTCTCTTCCTAACGATATTTATAAAGAAATCATATTGAAGTTTATTAGGCAAATCCCAATAAAGATTCATCTGATTTGCTAAAAGAATTGTATCAAGATGCGAAGAAAGACATTTGGTGATGATCCAAGATGGATAGTCTTTTTCCCAACCTAGATCATCACCATCCATCAAGTTAACTTTTGTTTGATTGATCGTCTTCAAATAATCCGTCAAGCTGTGAGAGTACTTCATAATTAAGTAACAAAAGTTCTTTTCTTTTTTTCTGATCTTTAGTATAAGTTCCTGTAGATCTCATGGTATAAGTTAAATCCCAATCTTTTTGATACCAACCAGGAAACCTCTCTTTAACAAAGATATCAGAATTGTAAGTAATCATACATTTATGATCAGAATTATTACAGTGTGCTGCAAACAATTCATGATCAAATCCCTTATGCATATTACCTTTCTTGCCATACAAAGAATCTTTAATGTCGTATGGAGGATCTAGAAATACAAACTCACCATCACCATAAACTAAATCCGTATAATCAAAATTAGTAATGTTCCAATATCTAATAAGTTCAGATATTGCTGGAAGTTTATCTATACCACGGAAAGTAAAATTTTGACGTGATGCCTGTTCACTGAATGAAGATGACTCAGATAGACCACTGAAAGAACACTTGTTAACAATATAGAAATTAAATCCTACAACGTATTCATCATCTCCAGTAAGTGCGCTCTTTGCGTTGAGAAATGCTTCTTTGTGGGCAAGAGGACTCTCACCCAATTCAGTCTTCAATTCCCTAAGGTCTGACGACAACCGTTCTCCATTGACCTGTAGGGTCTTCCAGAAGGCGTAGAGAGGACGATAGAGATCATTCACCCATATCTCAGCGTTAGGGTACTTCTGGGTCACGTAGAGCGCCATAGAACCACCTCCTAGAAAAGGTTCCCTGTAGTACTCAATGGGAGGGAGGTGCTGACTTAAATATTTAATTGCCCTGGATTTACCACCAGGATAACGAAGAGGTGTTTTGATTTTCATAGTAAGAGTTTAGCGGGTTCAATTGTATCATAAGCATTATGATGATACAGCAAGTCTCTGACCTGCCCCTTAATGCTTGCCCAAGATTGCTCAGCATGTAAATCAGGATTACCTATCCAAACAATGTCTTGATGAGTCCATTGAAAATGTCCGTGGTAATCTGACTTCTCAGCATCTTTTACAGTGGCAACTACTTTGACTTTGGTTTTGGGAATTACCAAAATTTTTCTTTGTTTGTAATCACCCAAAACATAATAATCAGCAAGAACTATTTTTGGTGGTTTCTTTGAACTAGGATGAGCATTTTTAATAACAAACTTTGAATTCTTAGAATTCAAGTTAACCTTTTTACACTCAAAGGTAGTATTATCAATAGCAAGAAGATCATATCCATTTTTACCAGGATCTCTGGAAAGAAGATGGTGTGATGCCCACTGAATAATTTCTTCTAATGCTCTACCATTATCAAAGTTATCTTCTGATGATTCATTTTTAAAACTATGTCGAGACATCCATACGTCTGCACGACTATAGTCAAATGTCTTAAACAACTTTTTAATATCAAGATTCATTTGAATTCACACTCCACCATCATTTCAGTAAGGGCAGCAAGTAGATTAATTTCTTGGTCTGCAACAAATGCAGATTGGTATTGATACTTAGCAATAATCAATACCGCCTGAGGAATAGTTCTAGGTTCTAACCATTGATAAAGATTATCATAGACAGACCTAAAAATATGAGAAGGTTCATTGTCAAGATTACTAGACACCCACTTCTTAACAGTCGTATACTGTTTACTCTTCAATGCTTGAGTCAATTCATTAAATCGAACATCAGACAAACTAGAGAGAATACCATTATCAATTACACCTCCGATTGCATAACGTTGACATTCATTAAGAACTCTACGCCAATCTGGAAAGAATTTGACAATCAATTGTGGAAGAACTTTCTCATCATATTGTACGCCTTCTGCCTCAAGTAGAAACCGGAGACGGTTGAAAAACGCCCCTGCGAGTTTCTTTTTTGTTGCTCCATTGATGGTGAAGTCAACGACTGCACATCGGGAGTGAAGGGGTTCGATGATTTTATTTTTGTAATTACAGGTGAAAATAAACCTACAGTTACTGCTAAATGTCTCAATGTTTGCCCGTAGAGCGAGTTGTACATTGCTGGTTGTGTTGTCAGCTTCGTCAACAATGATGACTTTGTGGTGTGACTCGCCAAATAATGTAACGGTCGATGCAAAATTTTTGATCTTACTTCGTACTGTGTCAATTTCTCTTCCTTCGTCAGATCCGTTAATTATGATGTAATCGGCATTAAGTTGTTCGCACAATGCCCGTGCAACTGTAGTCTTTCCAATACCAGCAGTCCCATGCAAAAGCAAATTTGGAATCTGCCCCTCTTTCAAAAAATCATTGAAAGTATCCTTGGTTTCTTGAGGGAGGATACAATCATCAATAGTTTTGGGTCGATACTTCTCAACCCAAAGAAAATCATTACGAGACATAGTAAAAAGTTAATCAGGTTCTTTCAGGTTCAAGAGCAATGAAATACTCTAGATCCATACTGTCTTCAATAAAATGTGCTGCACCTTGACCTTTATCGTTAAAGATAGCAACATGCACGGTATAGTTACCAGAAATAACTTTGATGTTTTCCATCTTAAACTTAAAGTCGATAGGAGTATCAGAGTGCCCAACAATGTAAGACATCGTATTGGAGGTGACGTTATCAATGTCAACTACAACCAGATGAACCTCAGAACCTTCTGACTTCAAACACAGATCAGGAAGACTGAATACTGCTGCACCCTTCTTCAAAGACTTCAACATTTCTGTTGTAAGTTGAAAAGAAAATTGACTATCAAAGTTAATCTTCTTTTGAGGTGGAGTTACAACCAGATCTGGATCAGAATAAAAATACTTGATCTTTGTATGATTGTTTTTAATTGTCACATACTGTGAGTTTCCAAACTCAAGTTCGCAATCTTCAAATAGATCAAGTCCATTCAAAAACTCACCCAAATCATAGATTGCAAATTTTTCAGGAAATGTTTCTGATACCTTTGCTGTAGCAAAAACATTATTTGTTGTAGAGATTGTACCAATCTCTTGTCCAGGTCGAATCAGAATTGAGTTGTTAATGTCTGCAAAGTTCTTCAGAATCTCTTTGGTTTCTTCAGATAGTTTCATACTCACTGGTTGTAGGTTTCACGTTTTGCATTTTTATCATTGAAGTTCATCAAAAGAACTGCATAGTGCAGAATTTTCATGATGTCTCGTCTAGCAGTTCCTTTCTTATCATAGCGAGAAGCATATTTAAGAATGTTGCTACGACAGAACGCTTCACCATCACCACATGCTTCAATCAAATCAAGAGTTTGAATTTGATCATCGCCAGAAGAGTAATGTTGATTGTAAGTGCCACGAATATATTCAAGAAGTTCTTTGACAATCTCCTCTTCATTATATTTCCAAGGAGTTGCTGGAGAATTGGGAATCATATCAGTTTTAGTATAAAAAGAATTTTCGTCCATTTTTAAAATTTCATCATAAAGAAATGCCCAAGAATTTGGTGTATCCACCATATCAGATTCTTTGCTCATTGTCAACCTCAGTGTTTTCGGTAAGTTGGAAATCCTCATCATACTTATCGTATGCTTCCATGAAAGATTCTTTAATCTCATCAGAGAATCGATTAAGACAAACTTCAAGTGCCTTTTCTTTTTTACCCCAAATAGAATACGCACGAATGATGGCAACAAGACGACGAGTGCTAATCAGTTCACCAGACACACGATCATCATCAAACAAAGAACGAGAACGTCGTGCCCATTGAATCAAACGCATACAGAAGTCATTATCATCAACACCAACCTGCTTACACACTTTAGTGAGAATCTTCATCTCAGTAGAAGTAGCAGGATACTGCTGCTCAAAGGTAACCGGGAAACGCTCAAGGAATGCCTCGTTCATAATGTTAGTTCCAATGAACCGACCATCTGGACTACCTTGACCCTTAGTATTTGCAGTTGCGAATACATTGAATCCAGGAGCAGGTTTTACATATTCACCAGTCATTTTAATGAACAAACCTTTGCCTTCAAGAACTGGTTGTAGGCAAAGAATCTTGTTAGAGGCAAGATCAACCTCATCAAGAAGAAGGATTGCACCACGCTTCAATGCCTGTACAACAGGACCATCATGCCAAGTAGTTACAGTATTACCCCTCGGATCACTAAGGCGAAGACTACCAATCAAATCACTCTCATCAGTTTCAATAGTAATATTCACTCGGATGAATTCCCGATTAAGTTGAGCACACGCTTGCTCAACGGAGAACGTTTTACCGTTTCCCGAAAGACCCGTAATGAACGTTGGATAGAAGAGATTGGACTTGATAATCTTTTTGATATCGCTGAAAGAACCAAAAGGGACGAAGGTATCATCGACAGTAGGAATAAAGGTTTGCGAAGAAGATGCAGAAGGTGCTTGATAAGATTTCTCAATTTGCTCTACACTTTGAGAAAGATTCCATTGACCTCGATCAACTTTGTAATTCTCAAGACGTTTTGTGATTGTCTGATAAGAAATATCAAAGTGACGACATGCTTGATGCAATTCAGAACCTTGAACGTTGCTACCAAACGTGTCGGAAAGATAATTGATAATGGTTTCGGTAGAAGGGGTAGTCATGGTGTTGATTGATTACGGAACAAGTATAAGCAAGAAATGGAGTGGAGACCCATTCCATTAGACAGTTTTAAAATTGGTTAGGCAATGGTCTCAACGAATGAAGAAAGCATCTTCCTATTAGCGTTCTTTGCTTTCAAAGATTTCTTAATTGCCGTATTAATTTTGGAAAGTGATGCATCGCTAGGTAAATCAATAGAAGTATCCTTATTAAGAATTGTTGTAGACATCCCATACAAAATATCATAAGGAGTGTCATTCAAACAAATGTTCCTATCCTTTGTCCAAGTCGCACGAGATTTATAATCATCTGCATACCCTGAAAGAAAACGTTGAGTTTCCTTTGAGGGAACGATGCGAATTCCAATTAGATTCATATTAGGAAAATGATCCTTAAGATTAGTTAGAAGACATTCAGTACCCTTATCCATAGAAGAATAATAACTACGCTCTTGAACTTCTGGGTAAACACATCCAAGTTCAAGATCACGAATTATGCATCGATAGACAACAGACTCATAGAATTCTTCGTTATCAGGATTGTACTTACGCATAGGAGATTTTTGGAACGATGCATAATGTGTCAAAGAATCAGACTCACCATCAGTAAGAATAATAGTAGACAGACAATCAATTTTAGTAGTCTTATAAAACTCAGGAATAATCTTACGCAAAGTGATAAGAGCAGAGTTCAAAGGAGTACTCGACATTTGAAGTGACATTGGATAATTATATCCATAGTTTTTTGCAGAAAGATAAGAGATAATGAAAAGATTACGACAATCAGTCTCAAAATCTTTTGAAGACCTACTAGAAGAAATTAAGTTCAGCATATTGAAGTGTGGATCTACTTGGATATCATTATGCTTTACAGTTTGAACCTTATCTTTTGGTTGTTCAAACTTATTATAATCATGGTTAGTCCAATACTTATCCCAACTATTTGTAAAGCAATAAACGTCAAAAGGAATGTTTTGCTTTTTACAAAACCAAACAAGTTGGAGGAGTTGCTTAGTAGTTTCCAAAATACATTCTTGCATAGATCCAGACCAATCCAATACAAAAATCATTCCATGATTTTGACCTTGCTTTACAACTTGAATCTGCTTGAAAATATTTTCACTAAACTTATATGAATGAAGTTGTTTTGGATCAAGAACACCAGTGCGAGAAGAATGACTTCTTGCATATTCATCCGCACTCTTTTTAGTTTGAAACTCTTTAATCATGTAGTTAACACTACTCTGAGATTCCTTTTTAAACTTAGAATATTTTTCGTAAAGACCAAACGAAATCCACTTGTCTTGAAAAGGTTTACACTCAGATTCAATAATTTCAGAACCAACAACAATACTCTCAAGTTTAACTTCAGGAATAGTTACATATCTTCTTTCATAAGTTTGAGTATCAATAAGTTCTTTTAACTTATTATCAAATGATTCTTGAGTGGTCACATCACTATTAGAATCTTCGGAATCCATAGAATAATCATTTGAATCTGTATCATCAGATTTTACAGTCTCCTTATCAAACTTTTGATTACTTTCAGGTTCATATTGGTCTCCCTGAGATTCAGTATCATCAGAATTAGATTCAGGAGTGCCGTTTGAATTATTATTTTCGGGAGAGTTGGCGGGAGTTTCACTATTTGTATTATTGGAATTAATTTTATTAGAATTAAACTCCTTCACCAATAAACAGTAGTCAAGAACATCATCAAATGTATCTACATTGTTTTTAATATTTTCAATAAAGTCCATCTCTTCATCGGTAAACTTGATGATAATTTCACTACCAAGTTTGAAATAAAGATTCATTCTATCCATAAAAGACATATTATCCACATCTCTATTCTTAAGACTAAAGAAATCCATATTATTAAGATCTGCATAACCTTTTTTAAAAGTCTTACGAAATCCTGGAAACTTTTTTTGGAGCATCTTTTCAATACGAATGTCCTCAATAATATTCATATGAGAAAATTCAACATCTTTATACTTACCTTCTTTGTAATTACTTCGATTAGTAATAAACTGATCTAATTCAAAAATAGGTGTGTACAAAGCATGACCAACTTCATGTCCAATCAACATGTCATACGCAGAATTAGAATCCATAACCCACATGGGCAAGGTCAAAATACGTTGCTCAATATCAAACGATGCAGTGCTAACTTGACGATGCTCAACAATAATATTCTCTCCTGCAAGGAGTTTGGCAAGGCGGTCTTTGATTTGAAAGTTCTGCATTGGATTTTTGTCGATGAATCTACAATACAAAAAAAGACCCCCCTTTACGGGAGGTCTTGTGACAGTTTTTAAAGTGTTTAAGGGACTGTTTTCTTGCACGGAGTCTTCCTTTGCAAGTTCCCTTACCATGCTTGTCTTTCTTGGAATGATGTTGCCAGTTAGGGATTTGTGCCATTGGTCTGAGATGGTTTGGAAAAATTCTTAACCTTCTTGAACTGTATCACATTATCAAATTTATCGTGGAGCATATCCTCTTTGTGTGAGATCACAAACACATTATTTCCATCTGTTACAGTTCTGAGGATATTTATGAAATCGGTTGTTCCATTACTATCTAAAGAACTGTCAAAGATTTCATCAAGAATTAGTATATTTGTATTTACAGAGTTTTTAAGTTTAGCAACCTCTCTCCATGTAAACAAAAGTGCCAGGTCAATACGCATCTTCTCACCCTCCGAAAAAGATGCATATGAAAACTCATCTCTAAATCGAGATTTAATCGTTTCATTAAAAGTATCATCAAGATTAAAGTTAACATAGAACTCAAGTTCTTGCAGATGTTTATTAATTAAAGTATTCATCACAGGGAGATACTTTCTAATAATTGTACTTTTAACTCCGCCATCCTTGAGGATGTCTGCAACAATTTTTAACTCAGTAGATCTTTTGGTAACTTGTCTACGCTGAAGTTCCTGACCCTTTCCTTGATCTATAAGAGTTTTCTTCT